CCACCGCAGATGCAACCACACTCAAAGCAAATGATGTTACCTCTGCCGCAAATGTGGACATTCCCCAATCTACTAATACGGGTACTAATGCAACTGCCATTTATATCACCCACCCATTTGTTAATTTTTTAGCACCAAATTTTTCAAAATTAGAATCTGAAAATGATGAAAAATGAAATTCTGTAATTTCCCTTTTTTCTTTCATTTCATTACCAATTTTAATGTACGCTTTTAATAATTCAATACTAACTTTGTCTGTTTTACCATGCCACATTGATTCTTGCAAAATAAATGTATCAGGCATCCAAAATGATGGTGTTTTTAAAATGCACATTACACCTGTAAAATCTTCATCAATTAAAATAAATCCTAAACCTGCATAAATTTTTGATAATTGATTTTCAAAAAATACAATATCCCATTTCATTTCATTTGCTGAAATTGATAATTTGTGCTTATCATGGAAATCAATAAATAATTCCCTGATTTTATTATTATCAAATTTTGATGCTAATCGAATCATAATGTTCCAGCAGGTGCGCCAAACGCATAATAAATTGTTGAAATCTGAGCAACTCTTTTCATTGATGTATCACCAGAATTAAAAAATTGCCAACTAGAATCATTTGTATATCTTCCTGCAACTCTATTTTGCAAAATCAATTGTATGTTGGCGGCACTAACTGAAATTGTGCCTGTGTACATTCTAATTTCTTCTTGCCATTTTTCAGTAATTTGAAAAGTGTCAATAAAACCATAAAAGTATTGATACAAACCGCCAGTACCTCCTGACGTTATCAAACTTCCATCTGTATTAAAAAACCCTTTCCATAATGTTATTTGTGCGCCTTTTATATTTTGTCCTAATGCCCACCCTAGCAATGAACTATCAATACCATTTATTTCAATCGAAGTTTGATTACCAGTGCTTTTAATATCTCTTTGAATTTTTCCAATTGCAACCAAAGATCCCAAACCGTCAAATGGTGTAGAACTAATCAATGGAATTGTTAAATTTACCGCATAAGTTGAGAAAAAATAAGTGTTAACTGATGTGACAACCCGCACAAAATCCGCATATCGAATGTTGTTTGTGCCTTCAATTGGTGTAATTGGTGTGCTCATACTACCGATTCAAATGCCTTGAAAGTGTTTGACCATGCAATAAAACTATCATTTGTCATTGGTATTAATGTATATGTTGGATATTGTTGCAATATAACTGGAAATGTAATACCAACATATGTATTACCACCCATTGAAACTGTTGTTCCATATTGACCAATTACCGCAGAAACTGGTGATGTAATTGTTGTTAACAATATTCTATGTACTGGAATATTAACTGTTCCAGTTGAACCCATTAATACATCTTGTGTTGCAATATAAGAATATCTACCAACTTGTAAAAAATCACCTGCTTTTACTGCATAAAATGATGGTGTTGCAGTTGGCAATCCTGTCATTACCAAATTTTTATTTGCACTTGCACTGGTAAATGTACAACCTGCAATTTCAGTTGAATTTAAATCACCCTGATAATTAATGTAATTTTCCCATCCTGTAGTTCCAAAATTTAAATATTGTTCCAATGATTTATCATAATATCTAAGATTTGCCAACAATGCTCTATTTTTAGAATAAAGCAAATAATTCATTGGCTTGAAATCAAACTGAAATGGAACAACTGTAACAATTTCACTGGTACTAATTCGTTGATTCCTTGATATTACCTGACCCACAAAACGCTGATCATTGATCATCACCTGTTCAGAAATTGATAATATTGTGGTCAAATTTGCCATAATTATTTGCTCTGTGGCAATCCTCGTTGTGCTGATTGATTAGCCGCCCAAACCGCAGATTTGTTTCTAGCTAAAAATTGAGTTGCTGATTGTGTATCAATTGCTTGCATGGATGCAATGTAAGGCCCATTGTAGTGAATGGATGGTGAACTGTTCCCACCCATATTGCCCAATACGTTATTTGGTATAACTGTTCCTGCTGATTTTGGAATGAACAACTCAGGGCCATTTTCACCTACCAAACTTGCTTGCCCCACTGGTGGATCACCACCCATTGCAAATGCAGGTACGCTTAGATCACGAACTGGTGCAGGTGAACCAGATGATCCACCAATTCCAAAGAAACTGCCCATGCCCTTAAACATTCCTGAACTGGCTTGCATAATCTGCATCTTGATTTGAATTGCTAACAAATCTTGAATAATGCTTAATGAGAAATTTTTAAAATTTATCTTGCCAGTTTGAATAAATGTAGTCAACGCATTGGTCATTGAATTTGTCACTGCATTGAATGAATCTTTCCCTGCCTGTGCCGCATTGTAGGAATTCTCTTGGTATTGATCAAATGCCTGTTTCCAACCTGCTTCAAAACTTTGCTGATACTTTTGGTTTGCCAATACTGCCTCTTGGGTTTTCTTTAAAAACTCCCCATAAGTTTCATCAATCTGTTTTTCCTGGTCTTTTAAGATGGCAATTAAATCTTTTGATCCTTGCTTTGTCTTATCTACTGCGCTAATTTTTACATCAATTGCCGCCAATGCTTTGTTTCTTTCCTCCACCACTTTCATCAACTCAGTTTCTAATTCTTTCTCATTTTTGGTGGCCCTGTTAACATCTTCTTTTGATGTAAGAATCAAAAGATTTGCCTCGGCTTGTTTTTTATAGGCATCTGCTAAACCCCTGGCATTTTCTAATGCTTTTTCATTTCCTGGGGTAACTTGTCTTGCAATATCAGGTTGTTTTGATTTTGGCTTTTGCAATTCATCATTTGCAACTTGCAATTTTTTAATTGCCTCTGAATACTCATTGGCATCGCCCAAAATGTCCTGTATGCCCTGTTTAAAGTGCTCGGTTGCCTTTGAAAAACTTAGTGTAAGCAAATCATTAGTTACCAGTGCCGCCATTTCTAGGGCATGAACCACCTGCATAACATCTTGCTTTAATGCCAAAAATGCGGCCGCAACCCATGTGGCAACCGTTTTTAAACCTTCAAACATTGTTGATAATAAATTGCTTGTCTTGAATAAACTATCATACAAAACATTTAATGATGGCATGATTGCATTTGTGAATTCAAGCTGAATTTGGTGGCTTGATTCTTTTAATTTCATGCTTAATTCGTGAGCCTGTTCTACTGCATAGGCATATTTGTCCATCTTGCCTTTACCCTCATCAAGAGAATCTGCAAGGCCCTTAATATCAACGCCACGAATTGATTTTCCTAAAACCTGAAATGCCAAACCATTCCGTTCAGCCGAATCCTTCATATTTGCAAGGCCATCAATCGTTTTTGCAAATAAATCCTGCTCAGATAAATGCCTCAAATCGTCAAGGGTAACACCTAGCTTATAAAATGAATCTTGTACCCTTTGATTGCCTAATGCGGCAGATTCTATTTTTTGGGTAAATCCTGAATAAATCTTTCCAGTATCTTCCGCAGATCCACCATTTTCCTCAAGTGCTTTGGATAACTCTAAAACTGATGAAATTGCAATATCGTTGGCTTTGGCACTTTCAACAATCTGATTGGACATTTCCATTGATGCTTTTGTCATTTCGACAAATGCCGCAACTGATAATGCTTCAGGCAAATATTCTGCAAATTCTTTTAATGAACTTTTTGCCTCAGAAATGCCCTTTTTGAACTCGGTTGTATCCAACCCAAGTTGTGCGCCTAGACCTGCAATAATTTGTGTCATTAAAAACCCTCAAACAATTTTTTTGGTGCTTTTGGATTCATCATTGCAAAAGTAATCAGTTTTTGATTAACTAACTCTTTTTGATCCTCCTCACTCAAGGGTGGATGGATGTAATCATACGCATTGCCAATTATATCGCTGAGTTTATACGCACTTTTGCCACTTGGCAACATCTTATTGAACTGTCCTGCCGTAAGTGTCCCCAGTACCTCCAAAACCCCTCGGTTGCCAATAATTCCATCGGCATACATAATGCATATGTCGTTGAATGTGGCCTCATCAACCGTTGCAGGGTCTGTTCCATGCGCCACTAAATAGGCTTTGACCTGCCTACGAACAGACCCTATTATTTTCCCTTGGTTTCCTTATATCCAGGTGAAACAACTGAATTGATTTTTTCAATTAACTCTAGTTGAATAGGAAATGGGAATAATTCTTCGACCTCAGAATATTTCACCATTGACATATCAAAATCTTTGTTTTCTGGAACTAATAACCTGAAATACTCAAGAATTCGATTTTCGGTAATTACTTTGTTTCTTGCAGTTGTTTTTAATGATTGACCTTTGATAATAATGTCATCATCTTTGAATTCCACATCTGAATCAGAGGCATATTGATCTTTGTTATTAATGAATTCCTTGGACAAATTTGCATAATATTGCAAGACTTTGGCCTCATCCACAATTTTGATTCGCTCAAACATTGCTTCATTTTCAGCAGTCAATGGTACTTTTACTTTAAAAGTGTGACCACCCAATTCAAAATTGCGAATTCTTAATGAATCCTTATTTTGTAAAAACTTATCGCCAAAGGCATTTGCAAATTGATTCATATTATTTTGTACTCATGTGTTTTGATTTATATTTTAATAACGCCTGACCTAAATCAGTCACCAATGAACCAGTTACCCTGGTAGCATTGGATTCTAATGCAGGTCTAATAAAAGGCATCCCCTCACCTTTTTCCCATCTGGCAGTGCCAAATTCAATTGCAAACGCCCTTGCATCACTGTGCATATGCGTTTTTGTTCCAGTTTTTTTGTTTTTAAATGTCTTTTTAAAAAACTTGGTTTTCTGTCCGTTGTCATCAATAAACCGATTTCCTGGTGCAACTGTCACCCTTGAAATCATTATCATTGTGGGAGTTGAATATTCAGATCTTTTGTCCTTAGAATTTGGTGGCCTTGCTTCAACCTGCAAAGATGCCAAAAGTTGACCTGTGTCAATATTATCGTGAGTTTCTAACAAACTCCTGGCAGTATCCAAAACTGGGATCATTGCCGCCCTACATGCATTTCTTAATATTTGCTTAGTATCTTTTGGGCCAAAATCTTCGTCAATTTCATCCAATAAATTTTCAAAATCCTTGAATCCATCCCAGGAAATTTTAAAGTTTCCAGTTTTTGCATATCCATCAGACATGATTTTTGGGATTTAATATTTTGCGAAATATTGAATTATTAAGATTATTCACATAATCAGTTATTTCATCCGGTGTCATTTTATCCGCATGATTAGCGGCAATGGCATATGCCAGATCAATACCTGCAATTTTTTGCTGAGAAAAGCCAAACCAATCTTTTTTACCAGAATCGGCTTGGCCCACCAAATAATTCAATAGATCATTTTTGTTTTGTATTGTTGTCATCTTATCAAGTATTGTTTGACCAACCGTATTGATTGCCCCTTGGATGAATCGTAAATGTGCATTTTGCCTCAGCCTTGGTGTTTGTATCAATTTTGAATTCTGATACTCTGCCGTTAAATGCGTATGCAACTGTGTTTGCACCACTGGCAACTGCAATTACAAAAGTACGATCAACCGTACCTGAATATGCATCACCACGAATTAGCAATAAACCTGCATCTGATGGATTCCATGCCGCAACAATGGTCATTGATGTTGGCTTGGATTGAGTTGGGATAATATCGGATTGTCTTGAACCTGCAACTGCAAAGTTGGCAGATGCATCATCCTGACCAAATGCAGGTATATCCTCAACCAATAATTGCTCACCTCCTGAACCAGTACCATTTGCAATTGTTCCAACAATTGCCGCAACTTCGCCTGTCCATGTTGCCAATTGTGTGGGAGTTAATGCAGTTGGATTGCTAGAAGTTTGACACCACAATGATGCTTGAAAACCTGCAATGATTTGATTTGGTAATCCCATGATAAATAATCCTTAAAATAGTTGAAAATTTTTATCTTGTCTTTTTCAGCATGGAATTGTCATTCTACAATCCAATATTATTTGATGCAATTTTACTTGATCATCATAGGTATTGTATAGCATTGAAACATCAATTTTTGCCACAAAAATACCGCTAGAACCGCCAAACTGTCCTGTGTATCCATGCAGGGCCTGGACAATAGTATCCTCAATCCCAAATGCATCATTCATATCTTGCGCAAATACTGATGCCTGAAATGTTGGTGTATCAATGCCTTTGTTGGATTGTGTTGGCCCTGTGTAAACTGGTTGGTGCACATTGCGCAACTGCCATGTTACAAACTTTGGTTGACTTGCAAAATTTCGATTGAAATTTGCATAAACTGGAACTGGATTAACCACACTTGCCAATTGTGCTTGGATTGCTTTTCCATAAGTAACAATGCTTTGTTGTGTGGTCATAGGCTTGTAACTGGATCGTTTCGATAGCAGGTTAATGTGACATTCATGCGATCATTGGATTCCATCACATCTGAAATACGCCAATCTGAATTCCTCCAATTTATAGCATAACCAAATTGATTGTCTGAAATGGTTTTTGTGTTTGGTGTGTAATTTAGAACAAATTTAACATTCCTAATATAAACCCTGTCATCTTTGGCATTTTGCATTGCATCTCGCACATCCATTACTTTAGCCCTAGTATTAAACCAAAGGGTTAACGCAGTTGTTGTTTGCCCCAATGAATCAATGGTATTAACAACATTGTTGATTGCAATATTTTCAAAACGTGCAATTGCCATTATTGCTCCTTATAAAACCAGTGGTTTGTAAGGTCTGAGCAATGTTGCCACACCAAAAGGAATTTGAGCCAATTTTGTTGCACTTGTATCAGATCTGTTGTTGTACAAATGTGTCAATAGCATTAGTCCTGCTTGCTGAATAACTGGATAATTTGCCAATGGATTGGCATTTGCCGTATATTTAACAACAATTGGATTGGTAATATTTTGATTTACTTCATTTGGAATTGAATTAACAACTACCTTATTACCAGTTGGATCATAATAATAATTTGATGGATCTACCACTGTATAGGTTGGTGGTGTGCTTGAATTCCAATATCCCACCTCATTAACAACAACTCCTACTGTTGAGCCATTATCTTGGCTTACCTCTGGCAAATCCAAATTCACTTGTGTGCCAGACATTCCATTTAATGCCCCATAATAACATTTGTATTGCGTTGCAAAAATGCTCATGCCCAAAAAATCTTCAATTGCCATTCTGGTGGCCAATTCAAGACTTGTTAAATATGAATCTTGGGATTCATCATTGTACAAATTTAATTGTTGTGTGATTTGATCCAGGGTTAACCATGCAGTAGAAACATCCCTTTGGATTTGTTCTACCTTTTCATAGCTGAATGGGTTTCGGCTTGTACCTAAGTATGGGCCGTTTGTGTAACTATCTAAAGGCATTTTTTACCTTTTAGGTTGAGAGACGAACACCACCAAATACATCACGAATGGTAGAACAAACACGCTTTTCAACGAATAATGTTAAAAAACCAGGTGATGATTGTTCATACCAACTGAACGCCATTTCCTCATGGTCTGCAATGGTCATAAATCTTTCCCATGCCGCCAAATAAATAGGCAATTTACCAGATCCAATTTGATCCATGAATGAATTTGGAACTACTGGATGCCCAAAAATGTTGCCAACTGATGATCCATCTTTTTGACCAATTTCAAGGAATAATGGCATACCGCTAGAATCTTTTAACTCACGCAAATATGCAATTGTTGATGGATGCATCATCCATGCGCAGGTGGGCAAACCATAATATTGTGGTGGCAATGCGGCATTTAATGTGGCAATGTCGTTGTATGCAATTGCACCACCAGTTGCAGATGCAACCGTCAAAACAGTGTGCAATCCGTTTGTTGGTGCTGAACCGTTTGATCCAAATGATGCAGTTGAACCACCTGGGTATGAATTCAACCCACGCAATCCATAAGTTGCGCCATATGCAGTTGTTGATGATCCTGATTGGTCATTATTCAGCATCATTGAAAACGCTTCTTGCTGACTAAATTCAAGGCCAATATCAGTAATCAATGTTTGTTCCAGATTGTTAACATCTGACAAAATTGCAGTCCTTACTGGAACTTGTGCGGCAATCGACTGAACTGGCAATTGCCAAAATGATGTTGATGTGTTTGGTGTTCCCACATCTGGTGTGAATGTGTAGCCCCAGGGATTTGTTGGATTGGTAACATTACCAGTTTTTACAACAAATGCCTCATCAGATCCAATTGTGGTGATCTGTCTTGCGCCTACTGCTCTAAATGGGTTTGAATATCTTAATGCGGCAAATGCATCATCATAAATAACACGCCCACCATCACCAGAACCTGAACCAGTCAATGCTGATGATTCCCTCAAATTAACAGTTTCTTTAGTCCCTTTTTTCAGAGCCTTTTTAATTGCATCAAGAATGATTGTGTTGGTAGTCATGTTATTCCATTTCAAATTTTAAAAAAATGGGAGGGATTTTCTCCCCCCCACTTTATCAGGTTGCAGTAGCAGTTGAACGATAACGAATGATTGAGAATGGATCAACAACTGATGTTGCCAAACGCTTCTCACCATAGAACGTAATGTAACCAGGCAATGTTTGATCGTATCTACGCAGAACCATGTTCAAACGATCAACGATTGTGTGACCACGTTGCCAATCACCAAAGTACATTGGGTACAGTGATGTTGTGCCTGGTGTGGATGTGGATGAATCAGGATTATCAACGTATTTGTTAACAACTACGTCAAATCCCATGATCTGACCAACAATACCCTCATAAACCAGGGGAGCCATACGCTCAAATATTGGTGTGCCGTTTGCATCTTTAAGGCCACGAATTTGTGCAAGAAACAAAGGATTAATCAGGAATTTTGCAGTTGGTGTCCAGTATTGTTGTGGCAATAAATGGATGAACTCAACAATATCCTGATACGTCACATTGGCAGTGCCTACACCTGCACCGTTGGTTGTCAACTGGTCATAAGTTGCAAGACTATGCAAACCAGATGATGAACCTGTGCCAGATGATCCAAATGCGGCAGTGCTGATTGTTCCACCAGTGTATGAACCGTTTGCACCTGCATATTGATTCAAGCCACGCAAACCATTTGTACCACCGTATGTATTGGGTGAATCTGTTTGATCATTGTTTGCAATCATTGATTGGCCTTCAACTTGTGAAAACTCCATCAACATATCATCAACAACATTGGCCTCTAAACCATCAATATCATCAAGTGCGGCAGTACGAATTGGGAACTGTACATTCAAATCTTGCAATGTTAATTGCCAAATGTTTGTGTTCTCAGTTGTTGCTGATCCGTTGTTTTGAATTGCATAGCCCCATGTTGCACCTGCATTTCCAACTTTTGCTCTAAACTGATATGTTGAGCCTTCAGTTGTAACATTGCGAGATAAACCACGCATGGGGTTAATCAAACGTAATGTATGAAATACTGGATCATATGCAGTACGACCACCGACACCTGCACCACCACCTGTTAATGCTGAACTTTCCTTGATGTACGCATGATATTGTGAATCATCTTCAAACATCTTCAATTCTTTTTCAAACTTTCCTTTTTTCATAAATTTGGAAAGTTGCTCACGAACTGATTTGTTAACATCAGCACGAATTGTTTTTGCAGGTTTGATAAAAGCGGCAGATGTATTGATTTCTGAAAGTTTTGCCTCTAGTGCAACAACTTTTTCTGTCAATTCTGTTTTTGCTTCTTCAACTTTTGCAAGTGCATCGGCCTTGATTTCTTCAATTTTTGCGAGATTAGATGTTTCGATTGCATCTAGTTTTTCTGTGATTTTGTCTAATGACATGATTTTTTCCCTATTTAAGACGATTGGATAAAGCCTTCAACAATTCTCTTTCCTCTAGGGCTTTCAGAATTGAATCAGACTCACTTACCACCGCACCTGAATCGCTCAAGTTTGGCGTTTCCTCAATAACTGGCTTGTTAGCATCACGCTTTTCTAGCAGTTTTTTGAGTATTGCTGATGCAGTGGTTGCACCTTTTCGACTTAACCCAGCATCACGCAGAGCCTTTTCGATCATTCGAGGATTTGGATTCCCTGTTGAATCAAAATACTCTAAATTCATTACCTCGGCTTTTGGGTTGTTTGGGTACATTACAACTGATACCTCACGCAAACCGCCCTTGGTGATTTGAAAATATCCCTCATCAGAATCATCATCACAATCGTTGCCATCAGCATCAACCATTTTGGCCTCATCTGCATATGCACCAACTGAAACACCACCAAATAAATCTGGTGATTCTTTTAATACGTTGTATAGGTCTGAACCGCCAACTGTATTGAGAAATAACTTTCCTTCAGCAGTCATTCCATCATCATCAAAATTAAATTCGTTCCATTCGCCTACTGGCATCCCCATATCATTGTGATTTAAAAACATGGGTAGTGGTTTACCTGCATTGGCAAATTCATTTGCCCATTCCATAAATCCCGCAGGTTGATAATTAAATTTACGCCCATCTGCGCCTTCTCTTGCACCCCAGGTTGTAACCTTTGCAGAGATTTTGCCACTAGGATTTTTTTGGTCTGCCTCTTTTTTTAGCCCGACCTTGGCCTCGCAAATCAGATTTATCTGTGTCATTTATTGCCCCATGTTCAAAAGATTGATTATTATCTTGTAGTATTTTATGGGGTTTTTCATCAATATTCGCTAGTTTAACATCACTCACACGAATTTGTGAACTCAAAATTTTAATTATTTTGTGGGAAATCATGTTTTCCCAATGTTCATTTTGCTTTTTTGATTACCTCCACCGCCCCCTGTATCCTGTGGGCTTGATCCTGCAATGGGATCAACTTTTGCGCCTTTTGTACCAATTGGCACATTAGACCTTGAAATATTCTGTGGGTCAATAGCAGGTAAATCATCACCACCTGCAATTTTTGGCATATTTAAATATTCCCTGGCCTCATTTGGTGTAAATATTCCTGCGCTAATACCTGCCGTCACAAAATTCATTTGATCCAATGATGCGCCTTTTAGGAAATCTTTAGTATCAAATCTGATACATAAATTTGGGTATCCTTTGAGCAATTGGGAATTGAATTTTTGTTCAACTGCAATAATCATTGGATACATTGTGGTTTTGTAGAACTCATCCAAAAGGGTTTGAGTATTGTTGTATTTTCCAATCTCCAAACCCAAAAGTTGTGCAGGTACGCCAAATAATGCGCAAATCCGTTTGGTTGTTTGGTCTTTTAACTTTGCGGCATCAGCATCTTGCAATGTCAACATTTTCACTGGTTCATACTTCATGCCCTGATCTAGCATGATGGATTGGCCTGGCTTGCTCAGATCTGTTGGCCTCGATCCTGTCATTGAACTCCATGCTTCTTTTAGCCTGGCGGCAATTTCTTTGTATTTCCCATCTGGAATGACCTGATCGGTTGTAAACATTCCACTTGGCTTTGCGCCATTTTGCATAACATAATTGGCATACAAATCAATATCTGTATCCAGTGCAACCAACTCAGTTGCCAAAATACCTTTGTTAAAACCTGCTGACCCTTGCCATGCTTGCTCAGTCACATGAACAACTTGATGTGCCGCCAATGGTTCATCTTTGTTAAATCCGTATGTTGGTGTGCTCAACCTGTACGTTGGATAACGCATTGGGGTCATTTGTACTGTAATTAGCGTTGAATCTAATATGTACATTTCCATTGGGGTTTGATTTGGATCTTTCTGATCCTTACGATATAGCAGGGTGAAAACTTCACCTGCAAGATCAAACCACAAAACAAATTGTGACCAAAATTCGTATTGGCTTTGGAAATTATTTGGTTCTCTTAAAAGATTTAAAACTTGCCTGGCTTTGTTTTTATCCCTTGCGCCAATGGTTTCGGATTTCATTGCACTTTCAAAAGTGCCATCATCCAATTTGTACATTACGTCAATACTACACTGCGCCAATGCTCTAGCCTTAACGCCTACGCAACTCATTATGGTTGAATTGCGAGACATAACCGACATATCCACAATACGACCTGCATTTGTGGTGCTTGATGTAGTTACATATAAAAGTTGAAACGCTGAACCCTGTTGCCCATTTTGATTCTGTCGAACAATCTGGTTGCCCAACATGGTCTGACCAAATAAAGTATTGTTTTCTTTATTGGTTTTTCTTTTGAAAATGTCTAATATTCCCACGTTTTTCCCCTATTTTGTTCACATATTATCATTAAAACGTGCGGAATCCAAATGAACTTGATACATATGGATTATCCAAACTACAATGTGAGGCAATAATCATTGCAATAATACCATCCACTTTTGCCGCTTTGTCTGCCTCATTTTTACGCACTTTGATATTTCCGTTAACATCTTCGTATATTTCGCAGTTGCCCAATTGCCAACCAACAAAAGGGTTTCCATCATGTTTGATCTGATGGTTCAAAATTAACTTTTCCACATATTTTGATGGATTGGACAAAACGCCCATTCCTTGCCCTACTTTTTTAACTGGTATGCCTGAATCGTGCAATCTGGCAACCAAACTGGCGGCATTGTATGCATCATAACCCACTTCTTTTACATCATACTTGGTGGCCTGTGCCTTGATGTATTCGCTGATCTCCCGATCATCCATTACGTTGCCTTCGGTAATCTTCAAAATTCCAGAATTAACTGCAACCCTAAAAATATCTAGGTAATGTTTGGGAATCAATTTGTACCCTTCCTCGGGCAAAAAAAACTGAAATTCCGCAAAATAATCCAATTCCCCATATCTTTTTAAGGTGCAAACCGCATTTAAATCCCTGGTGGCCGCCAAATCGAAACCAATAAAAACTGCCTCTGGTGTCCTGGTATCTGGTTCAGTAACCATTGATTTATCCCAATAATCCCGATCCAACCAGGCAGATTGTGCTGATACAAATATGTTTAGGGTTTTGCAAAGAAACTCATTCAATACCGCAGGTTTATGCTTGGCTTCCTCCGCCCTTTGCGCAATGGCCTCCTCAAAAACACTGATCCCATGCATCGGATTTGCCTTTGCCCATGTAGTTGGATCACGCCAATCATCTTTCGGATCTAGTGCATACAACAAACCAAACCACCTTGGATTGTCTGTTGCCTCGCCTGTCAACATTGATTTCAACATTGAAAGATCTTCGTAAAATTTAGTATCTTTGGTAAATGATGCAGTAGTAATGTAAATTCGCAATGGGTTTTGCCTGGCAACCATTCCTGAATGTAAAACCTCAATTGAGTTTCGATCCACAATTTGTGCGGCCTCATCAATAATCACGCAACTTGGGTTTTTTCCGTCCCCTGTCTTTTTGGTGTCTCGGCTTAGTGCTCGAAACATACTTTGTGAATCGCCTGTTTTTTTAATCTCATATTTGGATGTATCAAACCGATCTGCCAACTCTTGCGGCATATTTTCAACAAATCCCTTGGCAGAATCAAAAACAATGGTGGCCTGTTCCCGATTGGTTGCCAGTGTAAAAACCTCTGCGCCAACCTCACCGAATTGCAATTCATACAACCCAATTACCGCAGTCAATGTGGATTTTCCTGCTTTTCTGGGAATGTACAAAATTACATCTGTAACCATCCGAATATTGCGATCCTTTTTTTTTCTGAACCCATAAATGGCACAAATGAAAAAAATCTGGAATGGTTCAAGGATTACTGGCTTCCCTGCATCTGGCCCTTTGGTATGCTTTAAAGTTGATGCAAATTTCAAAACATGATCTGGATAATCTTCATCAAAAACCCATTCCCATTCTTTATTTTCATAATGGTTGATGAATCTCTGACATGCTAACCGCACATCATTACATACGTTGATTTCACCCTTTGCCACTGATATGGCATACAAAATACCATCTTGCCAACTCATGCTGATTTTGGCCCTCTAAGCAAATCACCAATTTCTGAATTGGCTTTGTCCTTATTGCCCGACAATCTGGATCTAGGGGTTAACCCCAATTCGTTCATCAATTGAATTATCAGTGTTGATGCCTTTTGACGAACTGCCAATAATGGGTTTGGGTTTTGTTTTCCAAAATCAAAAATGATCAATCCCTGGCTTTTTATTTCATGCGCACAAAAAACATACAACTCCATCTGATCTGCCAACATTGCCAATGTATGCTTATTCTGATCATCGCCAATGCCATAAACATCAAACAAATAATCTGACGTTTCTTTGATGAACTTCAATTTGTTCCACCCATTGAAATCGTCAACCCACTCAGCAACTGGAATTCTTTTTTTAATTTCTTGTGGCAAACTTACTGGCACTTTTTTACCGTCAAATTTTGTGCCATGAATTTGATGTAATTCAATTGGTTTACGATTCATGCCTTCTTCCCCTTTTTTTTCTTTTATTTTAATCTTTTTTTGTTACTTTCCAAATTTAGCCAACCCCATTTGCGCTAAAT